GGTGCAACAATTACAACAATTTCTGGATTAACTGATATTGTTTTAAATGGTCCAGGAAGTATTACAGATGAACTAACACTCATTTTAATGGGTGCACTCTAACAAGAAAGGTAGTAATTAATGGCTACAACAACTAAGGTGCTCTTTAGAGGCTCTGCAACAACAAACACAGCAACTGTTTTATATACTGTTCCTTCTGCTACAACAACAGTTGTTTCAAATATAGCAATTAATAATACAGCATCTGCAGCACGTACATTTACACTTGGATTAGGTGGAGTTAATCTACATAATACAACAGCAATTGCTGCAAATACAACTATTTATATTGATTGCAAACAAGTTATGGTTGCAACAAATACAATTACTGGTGGGGCATCTGCTACAGATGTAGCATTCCACATTTCTGGTGTGGAGGTATCTTAATATGGGTATTGCAGTAATTCCAGCCGCTGGAGGCGGCGTAACACAAAAAGTAGTTGAATATTTAACTACAACATCTTTTACCGTTCCTTCTAACTGCACAACTGTTGATGTATTTCTTGTTGCTGGTGGCGGTGGCGGCGGCGGAGGTTCCTCTGGCACATTCGGTGGTGGTGGTGGCGGAGGCGGAGTAATTCAAAAAACACTTGCTGTTACTGCTGGTTCATCTTATACAGTAACCATTGGCGCAGGTGGTGCAGGTGGTGGTTCTACAAATAATGGTTCAACTGGTTCAAATACAACTTTTGGTTCATTAGCAACTGCACAGGGTGGCGGATTTGGTGGCGGTGCTGGAAGTTATGGTGGAAATGGTGGATCTGGTGGTGGTGCTGGTGATGCTTCTGGCGCTGGTGGCGCAGGTGGTGGCGCAGGTCAAAGCGTATTTCTGTCTTTAAATCCTTCTAACTCACCAACTTGGCGTGGTGGAAATGGAACACAAGGTGGTGCTGGCGGAACAACAGCAGCAACTGCAACTACTTATGCTACTGCTGGTGTAGGAATATTAGGCTTTGGTGGCGGCGGAGGTGCAGGTTCTGGAACAAACAGCCCTTCTCCTGGAGCAAGTGGTGGCGGTCAAGGTGGCTGGCAGTCTGCTGCAGCAACAGCAGGCACAGCCAATACTGGCGGCGGCGGCGGAGGTGGAACAAATAACTCTGGCTTCCCTAATGGTGGTGCTGGTGGTTCAGGTTACGCACGAATTACTTATTGGAGTTAATTATGGAACAACATTATGCATTCTTAAAAAATAATATAGTAGAACAAGTAGCAGTATTCGGTTCTCAAGATGAAGAACTTGCTGATGCCGTTGCACAGGAAAACGGATATGACGATGCAGTATGGGTAGGTGAAAACGTACCTGTTTTGTATTCAACCTATGATGGCAATGAATTTATTGAACCCACTTTAGATTATCTTTACGAACGAGGTGCTTCACAACTAAATACCGCTATGCGTCAAGAAATTCTTGCTGCAATGGAAGCAGAAGATCCTGCTTAATAATTAAATAAAAAAATAACCCTACCCAGTCGAAAAACCAGGTAGGGTATTTTTTATCCCTTAAATCAAATGATTAGGAAATTTCTTTAACCATTTATTCGTAGCACCGTTTTTCATAGATGACCATGAACTCCAGTCCTTACCGCCTTTTGTCATGTGAAATGCAATTTTTGCATTTACAACAGGATTAAAAAGATCTGCATTGTGATCTAGATTAAATTTCTCTCGTCTATTAGGACCAAGGTCCTGTAGCATGTTAATTTGATAAACACCGTAAGAAGAATCTCCAGTGCTAACATTACCATTGAAGGCAAGTGGCCTTCCATTAGATTCCGCCTTTGCAACAGCCCAGGCAGTCTTTAGGCCTTCCCCCTTGAACCCTACAGCCTTTAACAATTCAACAAGTTCTGAATCGGTAAGAGAAGTAGAATTAGCATATTTTTCAAGTATTACATCGTTACTAGGTCTAGATACCAAAAAAACCCCTGGAGGGGTTAAAGTAGAAGTCAAGGACTGTTCACTTAGTAAGTTGTTCTTTGTACCGTGTGCAGCATTCAGACCGTTGTTTAGCAAGGTAAGAGTGAGCAACGTTATAAGAACCCCCGACAGCATTTTGCTTTCTTTCAAGTTTTCCTCCAAACTATAAATGCTACTTCGCAGTAGCACTATATAAAGTATAGCATGTTTTGGACACCTAAATCAAGTTCAAACGCATAAATGTCCGTTTTGTGGTATATTTAATACATGAAAATTTGTAATATCTCTGATTGTTTGAATAAACATCATGCAAAAGGGTATTGTAAAAAACATTATAAGCGTGTAATGTTACATGGAGATGTAAACAAAAAACTTATTCTTTATAAAGACTACAAGGTGTGCACTTTTCCTGGATGCAATAAAGATCATTTATCAAAAGGGTATTGTATATCACACTATAGAAGTATTTTAAAGCCACACAAGGTTAGAGAAAGCAGTAGAAGGAGAAGGGCTCAAAAACTTAACAACGGATCTGAGCCATATACAGAATCACAAGTTCTAGAAAAATATGGATCAGACTGCTATTTATGTAATAAGCCAATTGATCTTTTAGCAACAAGAAAAAGCGGCAGTCAGGGTTGGGAAGATAGCCTTCATATAGAGCATTATATTGACATTGCCCTTGGAGGACCAGATACATTGGATAACGTAAGACCAGCACACGGAATTTGTAATCTAACTAAAAAGCCTAGAGAAATGGTATAATAAACATTATGGCTTCTGGAGAGACAACGACGTATGATTTGCCTTTTCCTGTAAATTCTGATCCTGTAAATGTAGCATCAGACATACAGGCTCTTGCTGAGCGTATTGAAGTAATTCTTCCTACAATTGGATTACCTTATCACACATTAGAAGTTACAAACAATAGTGGTGTTTCTATTTCTATGGGTGATCCAGTATATATTTCAGGATTTAATAGTACCAGCGGGAAACCAAGAATAACAAAATCACAAGCAAGTACTATTGCAACATTTCCAGTAGTTGGATTAGCACAATCTGCAATTGGTAATGGTAGTGATGGTGTTATTGTTATTTCTGGAGTATTTACAGGAATTAATACTTCTTCATATTCCGTTGGAAATTTACTTTATGTTGGATCATCTGGTGGACTAACGGCAACACAACCAATTTCCGCAACTACAAATTCTTCTGTTGTTGCTGTTGTATCAAAAGCAAATATTAATGGAACAGTTTTAGTCGGTGCATTTAGAGGCAACGGTACTTGGGGATCAATGAAAGCAGGTCTAGCATAATGGCACAATACAGAGGTTACGCACAATCTTTTACAGTTGGATACGAACCACCAACAGTTACTTGGACAGTCGTTAAAGGCGACACGGCATCCTTTAGAGTATATGTTACAGATAATGACAGAAACCCACTAGATATAGAAAACTGGACAATTGCAATGGATATTGTTCCACCTAATACAAGCGTTCCAGTTGTAGAGTTATCTCCTGGACCAACAGAAGATGATGGACCAGGTGAATTTACAGTTTCATTATCAGCACAAGAATCTGCAGAACTTTCAACAGGAGATAGATTTGATATTCAAATGTCTGCTACTTCTCCAGTATCCGTTTGGACGGTTGCCCAGGGTACTATGGTAATGATTGATACCGTTACAGAATAATGCCAATAACTCAGGTATCTAATTTAGATACACATCCAACAGAGATAATTAACATAGATTGTAGAACAAGTTTTATAACTACAATAGATGCCCTTTGTACTGAGTTTGCTACAGTAATGCCATTTAGAATTAATTTTCAGACTATTGATATTGGTGGGTTTTCCCCGACAAATCCAGCCCCTATTGGCATCGCCATCATAGGGTTTAATAATTACATTTTATGATATAATCAATGATATGGCCGTCCTACCAATAAATCAATTAAAAGCAAAGTTTGAGACAGGTGATAGACCTAATGGCTCAGACTTTTCAGACTTAATTGATACCACCTCATATAGAGCAGACTCTTTGGGTGGAGAGGGAAACAACTCGGTCACAATCAACGGTATTGAGTCAGCAACGGTATTTGACACAATAGACACATCTACCTGGAGAACAGTAAAATACTTAGTCCAGATGTCCCATTCTGCATCATCTTCATATAGAAGCACAGAAATCAACATAGTTTTTGATGGCACCAATCAAAATATTACAGAGTTTGCCTCTGTTGCTAACAACAATAGCAACGTAGGAAATATAACTGCTAGTTTAAATTCTGGTACAATTAGCATGACAGTCACACCAGCACTAAGCCCGATGACCATACGGTTCTACCGTACAGGTTTGAAAGCCTGACCTAAAGGAGAAGTAAATGGCTACAGTCGACAAAGCCTTTCGCATTAAAAATGGCCTAGTAGTTGAAGGCGCATCGGCTACTGTAAATGGATCAACGGTCCTTACAGAAGCCTCTACAGAGTTCTTACAAGATACCACAGCAGCCATGTTTGATGGCTCTCAAAGCGGTATTTCATTTTCATATAATGATACATCAGGCAAAATTACTGCTACAGTATCAACAACACCAACTTTTGCAGATAGAATCATCTTTGAAGGAAATACACCAGATGATTTTGAGTTAACTCTTCTTGCACCAGAACCAACACAGGACGTAACAGTAACCCTTCCAAATGCTACAGATACTTTGGTAGGTAAGGCAACAACAGATACTTTTACAAATAAGTCAATCTCTGGAGCAACTAACACAATTTCTAATATTGGGAATGGCTCACTTACCAACTCTGCAGTAACCGTAAACGGTACATCAATTTCTCTTGGTGGTTCAGAAACAATTACAGCAGCAAATCCAAATGCTCTTACAATTGGAACTGGTCTTTCTGGAACATCTTACACTGGTTCTTCAGCGGTAACAATAGCAATTGACTCAACAGTAGCAACAACTTCTGGAACACAAACACTTACAAATAAGACAATTTCTGGCACATCAAATACTATTACAAATATTGCAAATGGTTCACTTGATAATTCAGCAATTACAATTAACGGAACATCAACTTCACTTGGTGGAACTCGTACTCTTGTAACAGATGATATTGCAGAAGATGGTTCGCCAACAAATCTATGGTTTACAGACGAAAGGGCCCAGGATGCAGTAGCACAAGCAATTGCAAATGGTACTCAAACAAATATTACAATTACATATAATGATGCTGCAAACTCACTATCATTTAATGCATCTGGTGGAGTATCAAGCATTGCTGGAACAGCAAATCAAATTACAGCCTCAGCATCAACTGGTGCGGTAACTCTTTCACTTCCAAACGCAGTAACATTCCCAGGAACAGTTACTCTTAATGCAGATCCTACACAGGCTCTTGAAGCAGCAACAAAGCAGTATGTTGATGCTGTTGCTCAAGGACTAAACGTACACGCTGCATGTCGTGTTGCAACAACTGCTAACGTAGATTTATCAACTGCTTTAGAAGCAGGAGATGTTGTAGATGGAGTTACACTTATTGCTGGAGACCGTGTTCTTGTTAAATCACAGTCAACATCATCACAAAATGGTATCTATGTTGTTCAGGCAACTGGTGCAGCCGTTCGTGCAGCAGACTTTAACACACCAACAGAAATTGTTCCAGGTGACTTTACATTTGTTTCAAGCGGTACACTATATGACAATACAGGCTGGGTACAGGTTGCCACAGTAACAACTGTTGGAACTGATCCAATCATATTTGAACAGTTCTCAGGTGCTGGTACATATCAGGCTGGTAATGGATTAACTCTAACTGGAAATTCATTTAGCATCAATACTGGAATTACAGCAGATCTAACTACTGCTCAAACTCTTACAAACAAGACTTTGACAAGCCCAATTGTATCAGGACTATACCTATCAGACAATAATATTATTGTTGAAGGTACAAATGATACACATGAGACAACATTAACATTTACAGATCCTACACAGGATAATACAATTACATTTAAAAATGCTACAGGTACCGTTGCATTTACAACAGATATTGAGTCTGCGGTAGATGGATTTGGTAATGCAGTAACTGGCGGTACAGGAATCACTGCTTCATATGCAAGCACAAGCAATATCTTAACAGTTACAAATACAGATCTTGGTTCATCTCAAAACATTTTCAAGAATGTTGTAGTTGGAGCCACAACCATTGTTGCAGATCAGAATGATGACACTCTTACATTTGCTGCAGGTTCTGGAATCTCATTAACAGCAGCATCAACATCAGATACAATCACAATTGATAACTCTGGTGTTCTTTCAATTACTGGAACAGCAGATCAAATCACAGCATCAGCATCAACTGGAGCAGTAACTCTATCTCTACCACAGTCAATTGCAACAACATCTTCTCCATCATTTACTGGACTAACTGTTGGTTCTGTAACACTTACAGATGCACTTATTGGAACTGCTACAACAAGCCTTTCTACAACAAGTGCAACAGTAGTAGATACATGGTCAGCAACAACATATAGCACAGCAAAGTATATTGTTCAAATGACTAATGGAAATGACATTGAAGTTCTTGAAGTTCTTGTAACTGTCGATGGAAATAACAATGTTTATCTAACAGAGTATGCTGATGTAATTAGCAATGCTCAAATTGGAACAACAGATGCTGACTACTCAGGTGGAAATGTCCGCCTTCTAGTTACATCAACAGACGGAACAACTGTAAAGGTACACAAGACGCTCATCGAAGCGTAATGTGTCCTGAAGGGATAGGTGAACTTCAGTGACGACCAATAATAAAGACTTTGTTGTAAGACAAGGACTTAAG